CACCAAAGAAGGTGGTTAATAGGTACATTAATAAGTTCGTAAATAAACTAGATAAAGATGAAGTCAATGCACTCAAAAAGAAGATTTGTAAACCTTAAAAACCCTCTTCGTACCCTCGTCAACTTCAGAGAGTATCTTAAACTTTGGAGTCTTGATGAGTTTCTCACCATTCTTAGTCACGAATGATTTCATCCGTTCAACTTCACCACGGGGCATTTTCCTGGTGTACTTGAGCGTGACCTTTTTGTTTCCAATAATGAATAAAGTTGAAGACATTTTTAATATTTACTTACAATAAAATGATGCGCAACACTTATTTAATTGTTGCTATTACGATTATCGTCGCTGCTCTTATTATTTTCATGAAAAGAACTAAAGCTACTACAGGGGAAACGGGGAGTGAATGGAAAGTTTTCGGGACCATGGGATGTGGATGGACTCGGAAACAGCTTGAGTATATGAAAGAAGCTGGTAAATCTCACACCTTCATCGATTGTGACAAAGAAGAGTGTAAGGGTATTAAGGCTTACCCTACCACAAGGGGTGGTAATGGTGAAGAATTTATTGGATACAAGGAGGTTTAAACACCGCGGATTACAGCGAGTGAGATAGAGAGAATGAATGCATCAAGCATAGAATTGATAGGCTTCAGGATAGTGACATGCTTTACCAGAGATCGGTTCCACACGAGACGGAGAAGAAAAGTACTGATAAGAACAATCAGTGCAAATACGAGAAATTCTGTGACAACTTCGGACCTGGTTTTGGCTTTGGTAACTTCCTGAATCATTTTAATATACAATTAGATTTTTTTCTACCCCAATCATATGAAGAGTCTACCTTTGAGTGGTTCTGAAAGTAAGTATACTACCCGACGATGGGCAACCAAGACTGGTATTAATAATAATAATTGTTATGCATATGCTGTAGGTGACTACGAAGCTTATCGTTGGCAAAAATCAATTCCTGGGGATCGTTCTGGACTTTCTAACGGAAATCACAATTACACACATTGTACAAATCTCCCAAAGCGCGTTGTTTCAGACAACCCCAAAAAGATCTATAAGATTGAAGCAAATGAAAAATGTAAAAAGGGTTATTACAAAATTATGATGTTTGTTTCTCCTGGAAGACCAACAAACTATATTAGACAAGGGGACTTCCATTTTTACAAGCAACATGGTGTCGTTGAGTATAAAATAAAGCCTGGTGATACAATGAACTCTATTGCGAAGTTCTTTAAAATTCCCGAATCTCGTATCAAGAAATGTGGGTCAATGAAAGTTGGTAAACGTATAGTTTTTAAGGCGAATGTATTCAGTCACAAGCGTGGGTGGGCAACGGGTCCACTTCTGACTGATGCAGTTGGTAAAAGTATAACTGATCCTAGGAAAGCTTCAAGAAGCTACCCTGGTCTGAGTTATGATCGGTATTGTAGTTCATTCTGTGTGAAGAACCGAGGTATCAAAGTCGGAAAGACCCACCCCAAGGTCCGCAAGAATGCTATCTAGATCTGGATGGTTTTCAACATCAAATGTAATATTAAATAAATCCAAAACGTTAAATATAGATTCTTCGTTCAATGACACAGAGTTTGCAGCTGCTGTGTAATTGTTTTGAATACTGACGACGATTTTAAAATTAGTGCCATCAATAACCTTTCTACACGTGGGGCATGTATTCTTACCTGCATCTTTCCATTTTTGTAAACATTGTGAATGAAATAGATGCCCACAACGAGTCATCTGATTGGTCCGGGTTGTCCGAACTTCACCGAGACATATTGAGCATATAGACATACCTATCTATCAAACACGAAAGTTTTTTCTGATATTTGTCTCAGTTAGTATATGTTAGGGATTTTCAAAAGAGGTTTGTCACAGGTATTGCAGTCACCCTTACCCTGCTCACCCTGCAACTTTGAGATGAGTTCGGGACCCTGTTTCTGGAGAAGTTTGCGATAAGAATAGTTGTCTTCATATGAAACATTATTAGTTTTCATGACATAGTTGTTAAGAAGTTGCGAGGACGAATTTAAAGTAAAGCATCGGCCATCAGCCATACCGAGACGCTGCGACATTGTGTTATTATAATTCTAGAAATTAATTTGTAAATTATTGATCGTATTCATCCACGATTGATACCCCCTCTCTCGAAGTTTCATAATAAACGGATCACATTTGTAGCCCAAATAATTATCGAATACATCGGTTTCTTCGGTTGGTGAAACTCGGATATATGGATTTTCGTTAATATGCTGATTGATGATGTTATATCCAAATGCAATCTCTTTAAGAGTTTCTGCTCCAGTGATAATGATTTTCCCTGTACTGAAAATGCTACAGGTAATTTCTTTCATATCATGGGCTGGTTTAAATTTGATCTTGACAGCCGAATATCTATCAGGTTCAAATGATACTTTGAAAATATCATTATATTCCTCGAACCAATCGGCAACCTTCATGAGATTAAGATTGTAATTCAAGCTAAAGTTTGAATTAATCATGACAACCCTAAATGTTTCGTTTTCAAGCTCAACCTCCATATCAAGAAATTCTTTAAAAATATATTTAAGTTGAGTGATAACACGTTTACAATCAAAAAGATCACAACACCCAGCTACTTGGATACTTCCATTGGGAAATACTTTTACAGACTTGGTGCTATATGTGTCATTATAGGTCAACGTAACTTGATTATAAAATGTTGTTGGTTTGAGCTTCCATTCGAAACCATCCACATTTGTTCCTTCGCGTCGCATCTTATAGGATCCAATGTTTTGAAAAATAGACCGAAGTTTGTTAACATCGATAGTATGTTTGAAATTTGATATCATGGTAATGGTTGTGATCTTGATCCATGATGGACGTGTTTCATCCGGTAAAGCTTTTCGTATCTCATCGAGTGTTAAGAGATATGAAAAACTATTGTTTGCAATACTTGAAAACATTTTGACTTAGTCTTTATACTTGGGCTGGGGTCACTTAGGTTTTCATTCTTCTATAAAGACAACCACTCATTTCCGGGGAAAACAATAGTATATGACGATGAGGAAGTCGTGATTAAAGGAGTTTCTTTAATTATCTCGATGCCATCTTCTGCAATAATTTGAATTTTAGCCCCAATAATACGCTTTGGATTCTCGGTATCGTTTTGGATTACAATTTTTTCGATCACTTCTTCCTGTTCTAAATCAATTGTCATAAAATCATATTCAGTATCATCGCGACCATTAGTTGAAGCAAACGTTGTTAAATCACCATCTGTAAGATTTGCCCACACGTGACCTGTAAGTTCTGAACTTCCTGTAACTGGTTTATTAGTAGAAAGTATAACGAGACCACCATCATTTGATACTTCTACTTCTGCAAGTTTAAAAATTTTATTTTGATCATCTATATCCCCTTCTGCACCCATATCATAGGCGACTGTCTGCTTAATTCTAATGTATCGACCTGAAGGTATTTGTATATCACCCCCGACTAATGTGTCTGCGTCGTCATCGTCGTCATCATCATCATCATCACCAGTGTCTACGTCCGCACCATATTTACGACACCCACCTCGACCATCTTTTACATATCCAATATCACATTGTGATACCACACATTCACCATCTTCATCGATTGCATATTTTGTAGAATTAGAAGCTGGGTCGTCTGATTCACATTTATCACCTTCTTTTGGGAGGAGGAAAAAAAATCCGAGACCAACACCAACTACAAGAAATGATGAACACATCAACATCAAAAGGATAAGTACTTGTTGATTCATATAATTACTTAGAGAAATTAATTATATAAAGATATATGACATCTTTCGTTAATCATGGGAAATATGTATATGACGTAGAGTCTGAAGTGTCTTATATTGAGTTTACATATGATCGTAATGGTCTGACATTCACAGACTACATCAGTACGAAACCACTGGGTGATTGGTCAGAACTAGAGTTATCTAAAAATTCAGTTCCATACGAAAAGTTCTTAGATACAATGGTGGAAAAGACCTTAGAAGTATATCAAAGGATGTCAGAACTAGAACTCGAACGCCTTTTATCGTATGAATTATCGGGCAATCAACTTATTCGCATTGCAAATGCAGTGAAAATATTAAATCCAACATTCCAACCACCTCGTATAAATAAGGAGAGTGCTTGGCAGGTTGAGTGCATCAGGGAGTTCTCACAAGAATACATACCCCATTCTATAGAGGAATGTACGAATAAATCACGCCTCAGATATTTCATTAACGTCTTGCGGACATTAGAGTTAGAAGAATAATCATTGCAAATATACAAATAGCTACATAGGGAACACTTTTGTTTGAAACACCTATAACCACATTCTCGGTGGGTTTCGTAAATCCACAATCAATGTTTCTACGTGGATGAAGAGGTCTAGTCATAGAACACTTAGTCTTCGATTCCGCACATAAACCATAATCACAATACACACTTCGCTTTTGCTCTGGAATACCTCCTCCGATTTTTACTTCAGTAAAATCACCAAAGTCACCAGTTTTTCGCACACCCCCTGGAAGGGAAAAATCGTGTGTGACAAATGGGTTTACGTCATTAATGGCATCATCATCATTGAGCATAAACTTGCTCATCGTTATTACTATGTCAGATTATATTTTTTTTGTCGAACTTTAAAACCATGTTCCTTCCACATTTGATCTAGGTCTACATTTAACATATGGGCCAATTGAAAAAGATAACTAAAAACGTCTCCCATTTCCATCATCACATCGGTTCCCCTCTCTTTCTTCAAATTGGACTTCTTAAATGTTTTTTTATATTGGCGAATAGCTGATGCCAACTCTCCAAACTCTTCAGTCAGAAGAAGCCAAACGGTGTCAACCGCAGCTCGATCCCAACCTTTCGATTTACAAATTTTTTCAGTCTCCGTCTTATAGTAGTTGAGACTCATACTTATTTTATCATAGATCACAATCTTTAATCTACATTCCGATTTTGTTATTTATTCCAAGCTTGTTACCGGTAGTACTGGTATTTACTGGTTGATCCAGGGGGACGCTGATTGTATCTATGTCACGGGCGTAAGCTATATATTGAGAGACGCCTGTTTGAATTTGAGAGATGGCTGTATTTATGACACGGGTATTTAACTCTTTGACCTGTCCATTAACATTATTGTAATGATCACCGGAATTGTTAATGAATACCATTCGCATGATACCATAAAGATCATCAGTGTTTTGGTAATCTATGGCGATATCAGTTTTATTTTTAAACGTCTGACGAATACCACGCTGGAGAAGATTCACATTAAATTCCGAAAAGAAAAGTGTATTCAGTGGGGTCTCGCACTGCTGGATAGAATCAAGATGGAGGTTATCACACATTTAATATAGACCCCGAAAAAAAATTATATGTACATAGTAAATGGTGAACTTCGCTGATTTCAATGAAGTATATGCAAACAAGCCAGCCGCTATCGAGAAAATACCATGCCAACCCCCCGCGTGCTTTGTCGGTTCTTATGCCCCCGTGTCTAAGGCTGGTGAAGAAGGTAAATTCTTTGTAAATACATACCTCCTCCAACCCAACCGCAAGTTTGAAACCTTTGGAACTGTTAAAGTTCGAAGTGAAGACTTTGAAAAATGTAAGAAGTAAGTTAAAAAAATAAGTGGAACCTTAATTATATGAAGGTCATTAAACGCTCAGGTCGTATTGAGGATATGAAGTTTGATAATGTCACCAATAGGATCAAGAATTTAACTATGGGTCTATCTGACAAATGTGATTCTCAAAAAATTGCTCAACAGGTTTTTTCATCAATGTATGATAATATCACTACACAGGAAATAGACGTTCTCTCCGCTGAAATTTGTATTGGTCTGATTACATCAGACCCTGATTATGAAGTTCTTGCAACTCGTATTATTGCGAGTAATATTCAGAAAGTATGCCCTAACAACTTCCATCTCGCGATGCGAAAGCTTCAGAAGGCGAATATTATCACGGATGAAGTCGTTGAGGTTGCTCAGCAGGTAAAAGAACACATTAAGACCGACAGAGATTTTGACTTTGGCTACTTCGGTTTAAAAACTCTCGAAAAAAGTTACCTTCAAAGGGTTGAAGGAAAGTTGATTGAAACCCCTCAATACTTGTTTATGCGTGTTGCTATTGGTATTCATGGTAAAGATATCCCAGCCGTTCTCGAAACGTATGATAATATGTCCCAGGGTTTATTCATTCATGCAACCCCTACTCTATTCAATGCGGGTACACCTCGACCTCAGATGTCCTCTTGTTTTCTGATTGCGAACAAGGGTGATTCAATTGATGGGATTTATGGCACACTGACAGAGTGTGCGCAGATTTCAAAATGGGCCGGGGGGATCGGACTTCATGTACACGATATTCGTGGCAATAAGTCCCGTATTCGAGGCACCAATGGTCAATCCGATGGTATTATTCCGATGCTTAGGGTATTCAACGCCACAGCGCGCTATGTCAATCAAGCCGGTAGGCGCAAGGGTTCGATTGCGGTCTACATTGAGCCATGGCATGCAGACATCATGGATTTCTTGGAACTTCGTCTCAACCAAGGTGATGAGGAGGCACGTTGTAGGGACCTTTTCAGTGCTATGTGGATTCCTGACCTCTTCATGAAGAGGGTCGAAGAAGGTGGTAATTGGTCTCTCTTCTGTCCCGATAAGGCTAAGGGTCTTTCTGATGTATATGGTGAAGAGTTTGAGGCTCTCTACACAAAGTATGAAGAGGAGGGTCTAGCTAATGCAACTGTACCAGCTACAGAAGTTTGGAAGGCCATTCTTAAGAGTCAAACTGAGACTGGTACCCCATATATGTTATACAAAGATGCATGCAATAAGAAGTCCAACCAAAAGAACTTGGGAACTATTAAGAGTTCTAACTTGTGTACTGAAATTATTGAGTATACCGACAAGGATGAGACTTCTGTGTGTAACCTGGCGTCTATTGCACTCCCAAAGTATGTAAACAGGGAAACAAAAACCTTCGATTATGATAAACTCCACGAAGTCACTAAGGTTGTCACTAAGAACTTGAATCGAGTTATTGATCGTAACTTTTACCCTGTAGAAACTGCTCGTCGTTCCAATATGAAGCATCGTCCAATCGGTCTCGGTGTTCAGGGTCTCGCAGATGTTTTCATTCTATGTGGTCTTCAATTTGATTGTGAGGAATCTCGTCTTATGAATGCGCATATATTTGAGACTATTTATCATGCTGCACTCGAAGCGAGTTCGGAACTGGCTGAGATAAATGGTTCATATGAAACTTTTAAGGGTTCCCCAGCTTCTGAAGGTATTCTTCAACCAGATATGTGGGAAGGTGAAACCAAATTTAGTGGCCGATACGATTGGGATGCTATGCGTGAACGTGTAAAGACCAAGGGTCTTAGGAATAGTCTTCTTCTTGCTCCTATGCCCACTGCTTCCACTGCTCAGATTTTAGGTAATAACGAATGTTTTGAACCTTATACTACCAATATCTATCTTCGTCGTACACTCGCTGGTGAATTTGTTGTTGTCAACAAGCATCTCGTCGATCATCTTAAGAATGTGGGTCTCTGGTCTAAGGAAATGAAAGACCTCATGGTTAAGGCTGGTGGCTCAATTCAGAATATTGTAAACATCCCTGATAATATTAAGAATCTTTACAAAACTGTATGGGAAATCAGTCAAAAATGTGTTATTGACATGGCGGCAGATCGTGGTCGATTCATTGATCAGAGTCAGTCAATGAACCTCTTCATCGAGAATCCAACTATGTCCAAACTTTCATCGATGCATATGTACGCATGGAAATCGGGCCTCAAAACGGGGATGTATTATCTTCGGTCTAAGGCGAAAGCTCGACCAATCCAGTTCAGTCTTGAACCCGATTGCGTGGCATGCTCAGCTTAAAGTTTTGGGTTGTTTTTAACATAGAAGAATGGAAAAAGCAATTGAAACTATTCAAATGAATGAATATAATAATCGAAAAATCGTCATCTGTACGAAACAAGGAACACCATTGCGCATCCAATTTCCTCGCATGTACATGCCATTTGGAATTTCAGGTTTTACACCAGAGGTTGGACCTACAAAGTATAATGTAGATATGGCATTGAAGGGTTGGGATGAAGATGGTAATTACATGCAGAAATTCTATCGGGATATTAAAACGTTGGAAGATAAAGTTATAGATAACGTCGTAGAACAAAGTGAAACTATTTTTGGTAAACCAATGACTAAAGAAGAACTAGCACCAATGTTTAATTCCAATCTCAAAGAGAGTGTCGACCGTGAACCGAAATTGAGGTTAAAAGTTGATACAACTTTAGATGATCGAATCAAGGCCAGTGTATTTAACGCCGACAAACATGTATTAAACGATGAAGTCACTAATGGTCTCTATGCAAGAAATTCAGGGCATGCTATTGCTGAACTTAATAGTGTGTATTTCTTGAACAGGAAATTTGGGTGTACTTGGAAACTTAATCAACTCGTGGTATACGAGCCACAGAATCTAAAGGGATTTCAATTTATCATTTAAAAGTAGAATACTATATATAGCCTGTGCCTCCTTGAGCAATTTACCTTGAACTCTGGTAAATTTCTTTGGATCCAGACCTAACTTAATCTTAGCCACTTTAACGGACTCGTTCCATTTAGATAGGGTCATCCTTACTTATTAGCTTTGATTATTTTTTTGTAAGTCTTGCTACCCTTCTTGGGGACGAGACAGAAAGTGTCCTTCTTCTCAGCCTTATCCTTCGCGAGTTCAATGAAAGCCGCGAATTTGGGGTTCTTCTTGAGAGATTTCTTAGCAGCCTTACTCGCCGCCTTGGAAATAATACGTCCATCCTTCATTTGGAGATCACTCTTGGTGAGACCACCAGAAGTTGCATCAGCGTTACCATGGAAAACTTCAGCGCGAGAACCGATCATCTTTATATATATTACGCTTTGAAAATTTTCTTGATGTCCAGAATTGATATTTTATCACTCGTCCTGTTGACTGGGATTTGATTTTCAAGTCGTTCATCGTTCAGGACTTTCGAACACACAATCGATTTATGTCCTTGAAGAGCCATCATTTCTTCTTCAACACTCACAAAACGCGCACACTCTTTGTAGATCAATTTTTTCACATATACAGGTTTTGTTTGCCCCGTTCTGTGACTTCTACCTATCGCCTGTAATTCAGTAGCGGGATTCCATGATGGCGCAGTGATATAGACACGCGTCGCCTCTTGAAGATTGAGACCTTGTCCCCCACTCTTAATTTGGATGATAAAAACTGCACCCGTTGCAGCCTTTTTGAATCCTTCGATTTGACTGACTCTATCATCTTTGTGTACAGAACCATCAATTCGAAACACGAGATGTTCACATTCCAATTTCTTCTGGATATGATTCATCTCACCTCTGAATTGACAGAAAATGAGAGTCTTTTCACTGGGGTGAGACTTGATCATCTCAAAGAGAGTCTCCATCTTCTTCGAAGACCCCACCCACTGCTCTGGCTGCGTATTATTTTGCTTTGCAATACCATTAAGGTACATTTGTGGCCAAATCATAGCCTGTCGCGCTCTCAAAAGACACTCCAAGATGATCATATTTTTTGCATTTAGACTTTGGGCATGTCTAAACGCGTCCCGAATCGTCTCCTGTGCCTCAAGGAACACGAGTTCGTAGAGTTGCTTTTCATCGTTGTACATATCCAGTTCCACATTCTCGAAGTAGCATGGTGGTAAGCGAAGACGTTCATTGATCTGTGCGAGATCGTCTTTGGTGCGTCGAAGGATGTAGATATCTTTGATTTTGTTGGTCATTCCCTGAACAACAATCTTAGAAAGACCCAAGAATGTACACAGAGACACAAAATCCTCCATAGAATTAAAGACTGGGGTGCCAGTCACAATCCATCTAATTTCGGTATGAAGACGAGATATACTCTTGAACAATTTTGACTTCCTGTTACGAATCTCATGGGCTTCATCCAAAATAACACGATCCCATTTGACAAAGTGAAGAGGTGTCTTCGCGTCTGCATTCCCACCCTTCGTAGTCAGTAATGTATATGGTGCGAGTGTCACGTCAGCTTCTTTGATTCTCCTATCTGGACCATCATAGATATTGATCGTCAAGTTTGGCGCGAATCGGTTGATTTCCTCTTTCCACTGGTTTATAATTGATTTGGGTACAACGATCAGTGTGCGAGGCTTTGGGTTTCCAAGCATTGCTGCTACAAGTTGTACCGTTTTGCCAAGACCCATTTCGTCGGCTAGTATACCTCCTTTCGGTCCCGAATTTTGATTTTCCATTGTCAACAACCATAAGACCCCTTCACGCTGGTAAGGTGCAAAAAGACGTCCATTGAGTTTATCTTTAGCCAGGTTGTATTGTTGTTCAGTCGTCATGATAGAATTCTTCGTCGGGTAATGTTTCAATTTCACAGATTGGTGGTGGTACTTCCTTTTTAGTACGGGTCTTCTTCAACTTAGGTTTGGGAAGTTCATCAATGTGTTCCCTAAAATACAGAACTTTGTCCCAAAATTCCTTCATAATGGGTAAATTCGTTTTCCACCATTCAGGATCTCTCTTGACGTTGACAACATCAAATTCTTCTGGGCGAGGCCAATTCGTCTCTGCAGGTTTGTATTGGATAAAATCTGCTTCTTCTAGGTCTAGAATCTCCATACAAAGTTGAAGCTGTGGCATATAATGTATGGGCACCTCTCCAGGTACAATCTGTCGCATCGGAGGACATTTAATCTCTACAAGCTTACCAGATTCGGTTACACCATCGGGACTTCCACCAAGCCATGTGTGGACTGGATGTGGACACAGACCAAGTTCATGGACGACTTCATTATGTCGTTCTTCGTAGAGAATGCGAGCCTCATCCTCATATAATTCACCATGACGGGTGGCGGCATTACCAGTAAACTTTTCACCGAGACCACACTTCTTTAGGAGAAGTTCTTCGGGTTTTTCATACTTATTAACACCGATCGCAGTCGCAGCATCCGAAGCGGTAAGCATTTTACCTCGGAGGGCAAGCCATTCCTCACTCTTTTGTGCAGCATATTCTCTATCAAGTGCAGCTCTGACGTTTGGGTGCATGTTATCCGAAATACTACTCTACGTTTTAAGCTATTCACTCACATCATTATAACTTGCAATCTCATTTAATACTTGAAAATACATTCGCGCAGCATTCTGCTCGGCTTGTTTTTTACTTTTTGCACAACCCCGAGAACGAAACAAATTTTGAATGTAAATATCAATGTAAAAGATTCCTTCATGGTGAGCGGCTACACGATATTCGGGGAGTGGCCAGTTATTTAACTGACAATAACGCATTAAATGGTCTTTGTAATTATCATCAACCATGATAGAATTCATGTCGACAAAACAGGGATCTTGGTAAATCCGGAGTATAAATGTCTTAGCATGAATGAGACCGATATCCATGTAGATGGCACCGATGAGAGCTTCGAAAACATCTTCCAAAATTTTGGGATTATTATTCCATTCGTTACGCATACCCTTTTCGTCCATAATAACAAGTTTGTTGAGTCCCAATTTCAATGCAATCTTTGCAAGGGTTTCACCGCGAACGAGTTTTGTGCGTGCTTTCGTCAAGAACCCTTCTTGTTTACTTTCATGTCTATCAAATAAAAACTTAGTGATGACAAACCCAAGGACGGAGTCACCAATAAATTCGAGAGTCTCAAAGGATTCTGTAAATTGTTCATATTCTTTGATAGCAGATTTATGTGTAAATGCTTTTTGGTACAAATCAAGATTTTTGATTTTTGTACCAACAAGTTGTTCAATCCCTTCTTTTTTAACGAATTGTACCATGTTATCGTATTTAAGAGTTATTTTTTTAAGCCTCCTTCTTAATGTAGTGAGGAGAGAGGTACTTCTGAAGGTTGAGGTAAGTGACAACAACGTCAGCGGGAGGCGCGAGAAGATCACGAAGGGTGTCGTCGAGTACAATCTGACGGCCGTTTTCGGGATGCTTAAGGCCCTTCTTAGTAATGTAAGCGTTAATGAACTTGGTTACCTCCGAACGAGAAATGAGTTCGCCATCTGGAAGTTCGAGGAAGGCACGCAACTTAGGTGTCACATCCTGCTTTCGGTTGAACCCGTTGTTCTCGGCGCGCTTCTTAGCCTTCTCACCATCGGGATCCTCTTGGGTGTTCTTAATCTTACGTACGATCTTGGTAAGGTTCTTAATGTCGTTGCGTAGGGCGGCGATTTCGGTCTGAATAGTTTCGAAGGACATTATATCTATCTTAGTTCCTTAACCTTTAAGTTCTGAAATAGTAAATAACCGATATGGTAACAATTACCCATAATAAGAACATAAAGCTGTTATTTTCAAGTGACACAAAATTCGGTTTATCTATGTACCTGAATGGCTGACGAGATCCATCGTCAGGGCATCCACCTACACAACAATCTGTGGGACAGCGTAACACTTTAGATCCTTTCCTGACACCACACCATTGCTCGGTCTCACCCGTATAAGCATAACACCTGCAGTTTTCTATGACATCACAAACCATATTATTATATCCCAATAT